AAACGTGATGATTGCTCAGTAGAGAGTTTTACCCCAAGTGTCCGTGATGCCGCAGGCATGGTGCATGAGGCAACCACAACAGCAAGCAAGTTTAGCGGCCCAGCAGGGCCAACAATTGACACGTTCACCTACCAATTGACGATGGTGAGGAAAGAGAAGATTGCGCCTGGGTCAGCTACTTTGCTGGCGACCATCAAGTACAAATGCCCAGAGGGTGAGCGCGTTGTGCAGTATCCCCGACATGCAAACCTGTCATTTTTATTGGAGAAATAATGGACTGGCTCAAACAGATTGCACCAACTATTGCCACTGCACTAGGTGGCCCACTGGCAGGCATGGCGGTGTCTGCTATCTCAAAAGCCATCGGCGTAGATGAAGCAAAGGTTGGCGACCTAATCAGCAACAACAAGCTAACCGCCGACCAGATTGCGCAGGTGAAACTAGCTGAAATTGAATTGCAAAAGCAGGCACAGGAACTTGGCCTTAACTTTGAGAAGCTAGAGGTGGAAGACCGCAAGAGCGCCCGTGATATGCAGGCCACGACTCGCTCAATGATGCCGCCATTGCTTGCTGGCGCTGTGACAGTGGGCTTCTTTGGCATCATGGTGATGATGTTCTTCAACCAGATCGACTCCAGCAACCCCGCTATTCTGATGATGTTGGGCAGTCTTGGTACAGCCTGGACGGGCATCATTGCTTACTACTTTGGTTCCTCTGCCGGTTCTCAGGCCAAAACTGATTTGTTGAGTAAAAAATGACACCGCACTTTACCCTTGCCGAGTTGACGCACACTGATCACCGCAGCCTGGACAACACGCCAAACGCTGCTGAACTGGCAAACCTGCAAAGGCTGGCTGAGTTTCTGGAGACAGTCAAAACTACGCTAGGCGGCAAGCCAATAATGATCAACTCAGCGTTTCGCTCCAAGGCCGTCAATGACGCTGTGGGCAGCAAAGACAGCAGTCAGCATAGGCTAGGGTTAGCAGCAGATTTCAAAGTGCCTGGGATGGTTCCTGATGCCGTGGTGAGGGCGTTGCTGCACTTGCCCTTTGACCAGATCATCCGCGAGTTTGACGCTTGGACGCACATCAGCATCAGCGACAAACCCCGGCGTCAGGCGCTAATCATTGACAAGCAGGGAACTCGGGTTTTTTCGTAGCAGCTTCATGGCATCCCGCAGGTCACCCCTGAGTTGCTCAAGTGCTTCCTGCTGGGCCTGAAGTCTTAGGTAGGCGTCCGTTGCAAATCTGTCCAGCGTCTGACGCTCCCAGGCCGGGAAGTTCGGTAGATCGTTCAATTTGGTTCCTTATCCACTCCGGGCCTCCAAGTTTAATTAACTGGATGCGCTGAGTTTGAGTTAGCTTGATTGAGTAGAACACGTTCAGTGGCTCGCCGGGTCGCTTTGCGCTCATGGCTTCTTTCGTGGTAGTGGTGCCCAATGCGTCCAAAACTGCGTACCCGGCAGGTGTTCGTAGTGTCCCATTGTCGCTACTCCGCTACGCCCAAGCAGCAGTATCTTCAAATTGGTTGGCGTGTCCTGATCAATTGGTATCCAGAAATAATCATCTGCTACCACCGTTGATCTGGTGCTGTCCAGCTTGTACTTGATCTGTCTCTCTAACTCTTCAAATGCTTCGTCTTCAGTCATGCAGCCCTCCTAATTCCAATCGCAAAACTCAGCCACGCCAGTTCAATCCACCAATCGTCTTCAACATTGATGGCAACCGCAGGCCACAGAAAGATGGCGGTGCTGCTGGTCTTGGTGTAGATCATGTGTTGCGCTCTTTCAGAATCTGTTGAGCTACGTACATCCCGGCGTGAAATGCCAGCTTCATCTGTGAAGTAATCGGGGCAGACTCTCGGTTTACATCCTCATCCGTCAGCCCTACCCACTCGCGCTTGGGCGAGCTAACCCAGCCTTGACAATCTCCTCGCTCTGTTGCTTCGCAGTGTGTGCAAGCCCCGCCTACAAACCCGCAAGGCTTTACTTCTTGTTCAGTATCTCTAGTCATGTGTTGCGCTCCTTTAGTTTGGCTTCAATGCCTTGTGCAAAGCCGATATAGCGGGGCAAACTTGCTCTCCAAACTTCCCATTCGTGCTTCACATCCTCCTCCGTCAGCCCTACCCACGGGCGCTGTGAGCAAACGTGGCCGCAGCGGGGGCAGTCAACCTGCTCTGGCTGTGCTGCGGGTGGGGTGGTGTAGAGGGGCTTGCTCCATTCAATATCATTCCAAACTTTTACATCTGGCGGGTGTTGGTCTGACACAAAAACCCCAGCCTCAACTGTCTTGTATTGCCACGCCACCGGCTCGGCTTGCTGCTGCTCCAGTGCGGCTTCAAGGGCTTTTTTGTTATCTGCAAAGTAGTTAGCAAAGCCTTCAAGCCCGACAATTTCTGCCACGCCATCGGCAAACCCAGCCTCCCGCGCCATGCGGATGATGTCGTCTTTAGTCACGTCAAGTACCCCACTAAAAAAGCAAACGTCGCCAGCGAGATCGTGGTGATCGCTACCGCAATGGTTAGTGCAAGCCAGTCGGGTTTGTACAACGATTCGATCTCGTCGTCTTGGTTGTGGTCAGTCATGCTTCCCTCTCTTTAAGCATTGCGTCTGCCATTTCGTAAGCATCTCCTGAGATGGATTCAGCATCTGTAGGAATTCCACCGTCTTCCCTATCTATCGCTTGGCATGGGTAGGCAGAAATAAAAGCTTGCATAGCCTTTGCCGCAAAGTAATCGCGCAGGGTCATGCCGGTTGTAGGCTCGTCAAAGAATTTGACTTGCGCCGGAAACGCTGGGCCTCCTGTGGTACTCATGTCCGATTCCCCTTAATGGTTTGTTTTAAAACGAAATTGAATCATCATCATCTTTTGGCAAGCCCTGGTACTCTTTTGGCTTGGGGTCATTCAAGTATGCCCAGCCATCCCAGCCGCCTTCTTTCAAGGGGATAACGTCCAGCTTCAACATATCGCCGCGCTGTCCCTGGATGATGCTGCCGATGCGCTGATAACGGTTTTTCTTCTCGCCTTGGCCGTTGGTGTATTGGCCGACGATGCAGCTGATTTCTTTGATGATTGCCATGATTTAGTAGGTATGTTGTTTGCTGATTTCTTGGATAACCTGGTCGTAATAGACCCGTGCCGCTTCTACCTTCACTTTGATCTTGTCTTCTAGTGTTGAATCCCTTTCATACGGAACGATGGTTACGCGCAGTTCACGATTGATGTGGTCAACCTGGTGCAATGATTTATTCTCCCAGCCAATCAGATCCGTTGGAGTGCTGACAAGGCAGTAAGCAATGTCTGCCCGTGGCTTGTCCCAGAGCATCATGTAAGCGCGTAACTGCCACTCGTAGCCCTTGTCTTCACCCTGGTCAGCCAGGACGGGGAAGGTGGTCAGACACCAGCTGCTTTTGATGTCAATAATCCTGTCATCCGCCACAATGTCAGCCTCGCCAGTAATCCACTCATTGTTTCGGCGCTCGGTGTTCTTGGCGTGGCTGGTCAGGTGGACAGCGTTGTAAAGGTCAATGGATTCGTCCTCGACCTGGATGCCTTTGTCCATGTACTTGCTGCTGACCCGCTCGTCGTATCCGTAGACAAACTCCTTTGCCAGCTTGGTAACGTAGGTCTTAGCCCCGACAGACAGTTCATCTTTGCCTTTGCCGTCGGTCATGATTGCGCTCAGTGCGCTGGCGCGAAATAGGATGCTCATAGTTTTGCTTTCTGTACGTCTTTAGCGTAAGTGATTCGATCTCGGGCGGCAACATCATCACCGACTGTTTTGATGGCCAGAAAAAATGCGTCCTTGAGCGCCTGGTGCGTTGTGCATCCAGAAATGTCTGCCAGCAGCGCATTAACCGTAGCGTCTGTCACCTTGGGTGGTGGCTTGCTACCTGCGTTACCGTCGTCATCCTCGGGTGCAATCCCGCAAGCCGCCATCAATGAATAGCGCCTGGCATACGTCAGAGCAGAGCCATACCCTTGGGGATCGTTTTTAGCAGCAGGTACGTGCAGCTTGCCGCACTCCAGCATTTCACCAGACTCATGCACAAACACGGTTTCTACGGTCACGCCGGCATCGTCCAGGCTGGTGCGCTGCACAAGGGCGATTCCTGCGCTGTTTAAGCCCTCAATGACCGCTTCGACGCAAGCGGCAAGGTCAGCGTAGCGGCTTTTGAAATGCGGGTTTGTAGCGGTCTTTAAAGCAGGCCCGAACGCCTTCTGTGCTTTGACCAAAGCTGATGCTATCTGTTTCATGTTGTTGTTTCCTTGATTTCCAGTTGTTCTTCCGTTGCAGAAAACAGAGTGATCTGAGTCAGATTGCCATCTTTATCAATCACATTCAACTGCCGACGCCAAAACAAACCTCCGGTGCTGGTCAGTGAGTTTTTCTTAGTCAATTCAACTGAACGGACTTCGTGGATCATGGTCATAGTTGTCATTTTTTATCCTTGTAAGCCAGTTCGATTTCCAGTTCCTTGATGCGCTCCTGGGCGTTGTCCAGCAGATATGCCATTTCGCGCAACTTGCTGGAAAGCATTCCGCATTCAAACGCCAGCCGGTCAGCCGGGTCAGCGCCTTCGTAAGCACGGTTAGCAATGTCCGTAATCCCGGACAAGATATCTTCGATCTTCACAATTGCACTTTCTGGGTCTTGTGACCCCGTTTTGTCAAACACTGAACACTGCCGTTTGCCAGCTGCGTCCATCCTGCGTTATCGCCACACATTGCCTGCGCAGCCTTCTCAAACCTTGCCTGCGCTCTTTGCTCTGCTTGCGTAGCCTTGGCATCAGCCGCAGCATCAATCGCAGCCTGGTGATCGCTAGGGCCGTCCAGCAGGTATGCCGTGGACAACACCAATGCTGTCAAAGCTGCCAGCGTCCAATTGATTGCGTGATTCATTCGGAATCCTTCCTGTTTTCGTAGCGTTCTTGGCCACGGTCGTACTGGTCATCTTCCACTTTGGCTTCCATATCCTCAAGCGCTTCGTCCTCGATGGTTGCAGCCAGATCGCCAATTACCTCGGAAATGTCGACGCCTTCAACCAAAGCCCAGATCAGTTCAACAGCAGCTGCACTACCAGGGTGATCGTAGGTGGCGCGTTCTTCTTCCTCAAAAGCCAGATAGCAATCTAGAACCAGACCGCCGCTTGTCTCGAAACGATGGTTGTAAAGACCTTTACAGTCTTCTTTGGTTGGCTTGTAGCCGGTTGTCCAGATGGGAGTTTTCATGATGTTCTTTCAGGGGCCGAAGCCCCGCTTGGTTTATGCTGAAAAACGCACTGCGCGGTTGGCTGAATTCAAGGCACGTTCGCGGCAAACTTTAGCCATAGCCAAATTGCCTGCTGCAAAATACTCATCACCTTTTTTGTCAAGTGATGCAGCCAGTTTCCAATCCCGATCTGCTTTTTGAGCGTTGGTCAATTCTGCAAATCCCATGCCCCAACTAAAAGCCATAGAAGTTGCTTCGCTGGGTGTAACTGATTGAAATGTTGTCATGATGTTTTCCTAAAAGACCCCTTACGTTGTGTTGGGGATTGACTGAATCATAAGCCAGCTTAAATCATGTCGTCAACTACTTTGTTAATCTCCCTTAACTTTTGTCAGGTATTGACAGCTCTCACTCTGTAAAGCTGGCTTACAATGCGGCATGACTAAAGAACAAGCGATCACTCTTGCTGGCTCACAGGCCAAGCTGGCGGCATTGCTGAAGATCAGTGATGCTGCTGTCAGCCAGTGGGAAACGATTCCTGAGAAGCGCATCTGGCAGCTAAAACTGTTGCGACCAGGGTGGTTTGTACGATAAAATTTGGGCACGGCTAGTCTTAGCGGACGAAAAGAGGATTCTTCACCCTCCTGCCGATGTTCTTTCACAGTGAAGCAGACCAACGAAGTAAGGTCAAAAAATGCACTATTACCGTCACCACATTGGTGACTTTCTCAAAGACACCGGACACCTAAGTAACGACCAGATGGGCGTTTACCTACGGATGCTTTGGCGCTACTACTTAGACGAAAAGCCGCTGAAAGACGAATGCGAAAGCATTGCGTTTGCTATGCGATCGGATGAAAAAACAGTCAATCTGATCCTACGTCATTTCTTTGTTTTGCAAGATGATGGATGGCGTCACAACCGTTGCGACAAAGAGATTGCCGACTATCACGAAAAGAAAGGCAAGGCGGCAAACAGTGCGAACGCACGCTGGAGCAATGCGAATGCTATGCGAACGCATACCGAACGCAATGCGAACGAACCTGTTTTCGATGCTAACCAAGAACCAATAACCAATAACCATAAGAATACCAATATATGTCCACCTGACGGTGGCCCTGCGTTGCCAGACTGTCAGCATCAAGCAGTCATAGACCTCTATCACCAGCAGCTGCCAACACTACGCCGGGTGGAAGTCTGGAACGCTGCCAGGCAAGGCTATCTACGGCAACGCTGGCGTGAAGTAGCGGCAGAACTGGGCAAAGACAAGCCGATCAGCGCAAGCGCGGTGCTGGACTGGTTCAATGACTTCTTTGGCCACATTCAAAAATCTAGGTTCCTAGTCGGCAAGGTGAGCGGAAAAGATGGACGAGCGTTTACCGCCGATCTGGAATGGATCCTCAAACCTAGCAATTTCGCAAAAATCGTGGAAGGAAAATATCATGGCACTAACTAATTTCAAAAAAGACGACATTCCTGAAGGCAAGAGTGATCTGCTGTGCAGCGTTAACGGATGCGGCAACCTGTGGTCAGTTCGCCTGGAAGGATCACCACCTAAGTGTTCGCATCACCAGTGGGGCGCAAAGCCTGTCAATCAATCCACATCGACGTACAAGCAATGGGCAGATCGCCAGCCGCTGAGTAAGCCTGTCGCTGATTGGTACAAACAACCTGACCAGCAAAAGGAGTGGTAATGGATGATTTTGTTGTAGTTCAATCGCACCCTGAAATGATTAAATTTATTGATGGGTTACAAAAAAAGAACGCCGAGGCTCTTTCTTTTTATCCAAAACAAGTTTTTGAGCGTGAACAAGAAAAAGGAAGGTTATTCCTTGGAATGTTAAATGGTGAACCTTGCGGATATTTGTATGTTGGAAGTGGTGCTTATGGCGATGTGAAATGTCACCAAGTTTGCATTCAATATGATGCAAGAAGGAGACTTTATGGCGCTGCAATTGTTGCTGTTCTAGAGCAATATGCTATTCAAATAAAAGCAAATTCAATAACCTTGCGCTGTGGTTTTGATTTAGAAGCTAACGATTTTTGGAAAACGATGGGATATCAATGCATTGTTCATCAGCAAGGTGGTGTCAGAAGAATGAGAACAATCAACGTATGGCGCAAGCAACTTTCGGTTGAATTGTTTGAAACGATAGCAATCGAACCTGCAAGCGGGGTTGCGGACGCTTCTGTTTGGAGAAAACATAAAAAAACTGGTGTTATCACTCAATTTGCAAGAGGCAAGTCAATGCAAGATTACCGCGCTAGTTTATTGAAAAATTCTGAACAAAATATGCCTCTAACCCGCATGGATATTGACGTTATAGCTACAAAAGGAATAGCATGAAATTCTGGACTATTGAAACTGATCAAGGCGAAACCATTGGCTGCGAGTTGACCAAAAAAGCAGCATTTGCGTATGCGGAAGCCCACGGCTACAACCGCAGCGAGTTAGAAATTGAGTGCGTAGAGTGTGAAGTTACCTCCGAGACAGTGCGTCGGCTTCTTGGAAATCTTGGCGGCTTTGCAAAAGCATGAACTACTACCAAGCCCACAAGCTGCTAGACGAAACCCGCAATGGCCATGACCACACCGAAGCCGACATCACCGCAGCCCTGGAACTCACTGGAGACATTGATATCGACATACGCACTGATGGCGTTAGCTGGTGGGGATCAAGCCCTCAAGGATGGACGCCGAGAGTACCTACTTCAACGCTTTCGGGAATTGGAACAAGATTTTCCGGGGTTGAGATCAATGATCATCGAGCGAATTAGGGCAATCAAATGATGCAAATCATGTTCACAGTGCCTGGACAGCCGCACGGCAAAGGACGACCGCGGTTTGCTCGACGAGGAAGCTTCATCCAAACCTACACGGACGCCAAGACAAGCAGCTATGAAGACCAGATCAGGTTTTACGCATTGCAAGCAATGGGCAGCAGCAAACCGCTGGAAACGGCGCTAGAGGCTTTTATTTACGTCAGGCTACCAGTGCCTAAGTCATACCCAAAAAAGCGCGTGGTGGCGTGTTTAAACGGCTCTGAGTGGCCTTGTAAGAAGCCAGACCTTGACAATGTTGTGAAATCCTTCATGGATGCAATGAATGGCATTGTTTACGGTGATGACTCGCAAGTGGTGGAGATTCACACAACAAAGGTGTATGCCGAGACTGCTGGCGTGGATGTACTGATAAAGGAAAAAGAATGAAAGTCACTTGCTGGGAACCCGTCCAAGCGCACAAAGAAATGATGACCGTTGTTTGGCCGATGCTGAAATCCATGCTGATGGCAGGCCACCGAATGACGATTGAAATCAAGCAGAGCAAACGAAGCGTGGAACAAAACGCGATGTTTCACAGCATGATCGACAAAATCAGCAAGCAAATGGCTTCGGCAGGCAGCACCTGGACAAGTGACGATTGGAAAAGATTATTGATTGACCAGTGGGCGCACGACACAAACCGCAAGATTGGCAAGGTATGCCCGAGTCTGGATGGCGAGAGAATCGTTCAGCTTGGCCTGCAAAGCCACAAATTCACTACGAGTGAGAGCAGCGAGTTTATTGAATTCTTGCTGGCCTGGTCAGCACAAAAGGGCATTGATGTTTCCTAAACACCAGTACGTGCGCGACAAAGCCTTGCTAAAACGGGTGGCGCAGCTTGATTGCCAGCACTGCGGCAGTGGCGAGATGGTGCAGGCAGCGCATAGCAATTGGGGCGGCGGAAAGGGCCGAGGCATTAAAGCTGACGACAACCTGGTGGCAGCGCTATGCCTGAAATGCCACTGGGAAATAGACCAAGGTGTTAAACTAACTAAACTCGAAAGGCAAGAAATGTGGCAGAAAGCACACCAGCGAACGATGAGGGCATTGCAGTGATTAGGACAATTATTGTGAGGCTTTATGCTGTGCTTGGCGCATTGATCTTGCTGGGCGGCATTGCAATGATGACCGACAGATTCGGGATGGGTCTGATTATGCTGGGTCTGTTTGGTGTGCCTTGGCTCCTGCTGCTCTGGTGTTTTTGGCCATTTTTCAAGAAAAGCAATGCGTAAATCCAAATACAGCGACAACAAACAAGAGATTTGCGCCAAGGTGCTGGAAGGCATGAGAGGCGGCAAAAGCACGTTCAAGTCATGCGAAGCGGCCGGCGTGAGTCATTCAACTTTTATCGGATGGGTTGGAGAAGATGCTGAACTTTCCGACAGTTATGCGCGTGCGCGAGAAGATTTGCTGGAACGCATGGCCCAGGAAGTTCTTGATTTGAGCGACAAAGAAGTGCCTGAGACTGGCGACGGCAGAAAAGATTGGCAAGCAATCCAGAAGCATAAATTGCAGGTGGACACGCGCAAATGGCTACTGTCCAAGCTGGCCCCAAGGAAATACGGCGAAAAGCTGGAAGTGTCTGGCGACCCGGCAAACCCGTTGGTTCAGCGTATCGAGCGCATAGTGGTCAAATCTTGACAACCCTGCAACTCCAAACGCCTGAGTGGGCATTGCCACTGCTGGACGCCAGCCGATATAAAGGCGCATGGGGCGGTCGTGGATCTGGCAAAAGCCATATGTTCGCGGAACTTATGATCGAAGCGCACATCATTGACCAGAAGCGGCGAAGCGTCTGCGTGCGTGAGATTCAGAAATCGCTGAACCAGTCCGTCAAGCGGCTGCTGGAGACCAAGATTCAGGACATGAACGCCGGCGCTTACTTTGAAGTGCAGGATGCCGTCATTAAGGCCAAGCAGGCCGATGGTGCGATTATTTTCCAGGGGATGCAGAATCACACCGCCGACTCCATAAAAAGTCTCGAAGGATATGACTGTGCGTGGGTTGAGGAGGCACAGAGCCTGTCCCAAACCAGCCTTGACCTGCTGCGTCCGACAATCCGTAAGCCTGACAGTGAACTGTGGTTTACCTGGAACCCGAGGCAGATCAGCGACCCGGTAGATTTCTTACTGCGTGGCCCGACACCGCCCAAAGATGCAACCGTCATCAAGGTCAACTTTAGCGATAACCCTTGGTTTCCGCAGGTACTCAGAGACGAAATGGAGTACGACAAGCGGCGCGATCCTGACAAGTATCAGCACGTTTGGCAAGGCAGCTACCTGACCAACAGCAGCGCACGAGTGTTTAAGAACTGGAAGATTGACGAGTTTGATGCACCACCTGACGCAATCCACCGGCTGGGCGCTGACTGGGGCTTTGCGATTGACCCGACGGTCCTGGTGCGATGCCACATCATTGGCCGCACGCTCTATATTGATCACGAGGCCTACATGGTTGGCTGCGAGATCGTCAACACGCCAGAGCTGTTTATGCAGGTTCCAGAGGCCGAGAAATGGCCAATCGTCGCAGATTCAGCCAGGCCCGAGACAATCAGCCATATGCGGAAGAATGGCTTTCCAAAGATCATGACGGCAGTAAAAGGCGCTAAATCGGTGGAGGAAGGCGTGGAGTTTCTAAAGGGTTACGACATTGTTGTTCACCCGCGCTGCACGCATACTATTGACGAACTCAGCCTTTATTCATACAAGCAAGACCCGCTGACGGCTAAAATCCTGCCGATACTGGAAGACAAGAAGAATCACGTTATTGATGCCCTGCGTTATGCTTGCGAGGGAATCAGACGGGCAATTGTTGTCAAGCCGCAGACTTTCGTGCCATTGCCGACTATGCACAAATGGTAGAAAATCGGACAACCAAGGATAAACATGGCCAGAATTTCCGAAGATCAACGCCTTGCCAATCTGCACGCTGAAGCGTTGAGGCAGTTTAACGACATCCAGACTGCGCTGCGCGACGAGCGCCTGCAATGCCTGCAAGACCGGCGTTTCTACAGCTTATGTGGCGCTCAGTGGGAAGGGCCGCTTTACGACCAGTACGAAAACAAGCCCAAATTCGAAGTAAACAAGATCATGCTGGCGGTCATTCGGATCGTCAACGAGTACCGTAACAACAGAATTACAGTTGACTATGTAAGCAAAGACGGTTCTGAAAACGACAAGCTGGCCGAAGTTTGCGATGGCCTGTACCGTGCCGATGAGCAGGCATCCGTGGCTGACGAGGCATACGACAATGCTTTTGAGGAAGCTGTGGGCGGTGGCATTGGGGCATGGCGCCTGCGGACGGTCTACGAAGACGAGGAAGATGACGAGAACGACAAGCAGCGCATCCGAATTGAGCCAATCTACGATGCCGATAGCAGTGTTTTCTTTGATCTGAACGCCAAGCGCCAGGACAAGTCAGACGCCAAGTTTTGCTTTGTGGTCACATCAATGACCCGTGACAGCTACAAGGAAATCTACAACGACGACCCTACAGACTGGCCGAAAATCATCCATCAGTACGAGTTTGACTGGGCAACGCCTGATATCGTTTTCGTCGCTGAGTATTACAAGATCGAAGAAAAGGCTGAGACCATCCGCATCTTTGAGGCCATTGATGGCACGGAAGAACGCTACAGCCAGACCGATTTTGCGGACGACGAGACCCTGGAAGAAACCCTGATGGCAATTGGTAGCCGTGAGGTGCGTCAAAAGCGCGTCAAGCGGATGCGCGTTCGCAAATACATCATGAGCGGCGGCAAGGTGCTGGAGGACGCTGGCTACATTGCTGGCAAGTGCATTCCCATCGTCGTGGTGTATGGCAAGCGCTGGTTTGTGGATAACGTTGAGCGCTGCATGGGTGCAGTCAGATTGGCTAAAGATGCACAGCGGTTGAAGAATATGCAGCTGTCCAAGCTGGGTGAAATCTCGGCACTGTCCAGCATTGAGAAGCCCATCATGACCCCCGAACAGGTTGCCGGCCATCAAGTGATGTGGGCAGAAGACAATCTGCGGGACTACCCTTATCTGCTGGTCAACCCGATTACAGGCGCAGATGGAGCGCAAACAATCAGTGGGCCGGTTGCCTACACCCGATCAGCCGCAATTCCGCCAGCAATGGCCGCGCTGCTTCAGATCACAGAGCAGGATATGCAGGACATTCTTGGCAACCCGCAGGGCGCTGACAAGATGGTGTCGGGAATGTCTGGCAAAGCGGTTGAGATGATCCAGACTCGCGTAGATATGCAAACCTTTATTTACATGTCGAATTTCAGCAAGGGCATGAAGCGCTGCGGCGAGATCTGGCTATCAATGGCGCGAGAGGTTTACACCGAAGACAAGCGCAAGATGAAGACCATTGCGTCAACTGGTGAGGCCGGCACGGTGGA